AGCACCATTAGTCAACTCATTGTTGTTGGTTGGTATTGTAGGTTTATTTGTAAAATTGTTGTAGTTTAGGTAGTATGTTCCCTCTTGACCATCTAATTGATCAGCATTACCACCATTTGCACTTGTGATGTAACCAGCACCATTTGTTAACTGATTATTATTGGTTGGTATAGTTGGAGTATTTGTAAAATTATTATAGTTTAGATAATATGATGCATCTTGACTGTTTAGATTAATTGAATTGCTTGAATTAACCTGTACAGAATTTCCCATGTAACCATGAGAGGCACATTGATAATGTAAAACTGTTGGTGTACTATCTGTTACCTCTAGTTCAACATAATTAGATTCTACTGTAACTCCTGTTGTATATTGAGTTGCTTTTGCAGCATCAAGATAGAATCTAAATGGATGACTACCTCCAATTGATCCAGAGAATCTATATGTTCTTCCTGGAGTAAGAGTAAGGAATGGGGACTCTATACCATCTAAAACATATCCTTGACCACTCCCAGTTCCAAAATATCTGTGAGCAGATGTCTTTGCTGCTACCTGAACATTGATGGTTGTTGTAGGACCATATGGGGCAATTAAGTGATTATATCCTGAGAATTGTGATGCAGTAATTATTCCTGATGTATTGACTGATACTGTGGTTCCAATTCCAACTGATTTCTGAGTTCCAGCAAAGTCAGTAAATTCAATCTCACCTTTATTATCCTGATGGAGTAAGATCGTGTTTGCAATACCAATTACAATCTCTTCAAGTCCACGAATTTGTTTTGCATCTGGATCAAGAACAATTGATCCTGTGCCAATTGTTAAGATGCCAGTTACTCTTGCATTTCCAGTTACCACCAAATCTTCTTGATGAAATCCTGTATCTACACCAACATGAAGTTTGGATAAACTAGTAATGCCTGTTGCAGATATATCACCATTAGGATCAAGTGTTATACCACTTCCAACATTGATTCCACTTCTAGCTGTAATTAAACCAATTGAATCAATGTTAGTTACATCTTCATAGGTGAGAGTGCCAGCAACAGAAACATTTCCAGAAAAAATTGCTGAGTTTGCAGTTATAATATCAACGTCAATATCTGGTGTTCCAGTTAATCCTTGTGATATTGTTGATATGCCAGTAGTGTGAGCATAACCAGAAAATGCAATATAATCAGAACCAATAAATTTACCAAGAGTGTCAATACTTGAATCCCATACAAGTGCTTTACCATCTACCTTTGCAGAATCTCTGTCAACATCATCTAAAAATTCTAAGCGAACTTCTCCTCCACCACCTTGAGAGCTAGCAATCCTAGTGGATTCATTAACCATCTTACGAAGTTGATCTATCTCACGTCTGAGACGAGCAATTTCAGTTTCAGATTCATTTATTTTTTCTTCTTCAGTGACAAGTTGATCTAGAATTTGAAGAGACTTATCAATAGTAGTTTCTTCTTTAGATACTAATTTACTGCCAATACCTTCTGATGCTTCTAATGGTTCTGGTGTAATAATATCTACAGATTCTACATCATTTGGTACATATTCATCTCTCCAATCACTAGTATCTACTTCTTCTTTTTGGTGTTTTATCCAATCGTCAGGAATTGACCCATGCTTTTCTTTGAATTGATTGTGCAATTCAAGTGGGGTAATATCATATTTTTTAGAAATACTTTTCATAAGTCTATCAATAGACTTATAAGATGTATCTTTTAAGTTTAAAAGACCTTTCTCAAGAATTTTTACTTCTTTTTGAGTATCTTTTTTTACCTTTGGTGTCTCATTAAATAAAAATGATTCAAATATCTGTGCTTGTTTTAATAATTCTTCTTTTTCTTTTGCTTTTTTTGCAACTTTTTTTTGAAGTTTACTTTTTTCTTCTTTGAGATTGCTAAAAAGGTCGTCTAGGGATACATCCCCAATTAATTCCTTGGTCTTTTCTTTCTTCTTCTTTTTCTCTTCTCCTATAGAAGAAAAGAAATCTCCAAGATTATCCATTATGCAGACACAGTAGCAGTTACCATTGCAGTGCCTTCATACACTTTTGTGACAGTTCCTACTCCTGATGCAATTATAATATCATAATAGTTTCTACCACTTGCTAGCAGTGCAGTTGTAGAGACACCCATTGAAACATTTATAGTACCAGTTGATGATGTAATACCACAGGCAAATTCATTAGAAGTTGAATCTTCTGGATATTTCCTAATCTTTGACGTGGCAGTATAACCTGTCAAATTCATAGATGTTTGGTCATTATTCTTCACAATAAAATCTTGTGAGAATGAAGTGCTCTTATCTATTGAGATATTGATCGCTGGTACAGCCATTGCAATGCTTTCTAAGTATTTATGTCTTGATTAACCTTTTTCAACATCTTCTGTAAGTCAGCAGTAGAACCTACAAATAATGCATTATTGGTAACTGAAGTTGGTCCTTTGCTATCTTCCTCATTCACATCTTTTAATTTTTTCTGAAGATCCAGCAACTTGTCAGTAGCATCAGATACATTTTTAATTAACTGACCTGCAACCTCATATGCTCTTGGCATCTCACTTTCCTGAGCAATCTCAAGAATGCCATTGATTGCCTCTTGTCCTTTTTCAATAATTGAATACAAGTTTCCTCTTGTATATTCATAATCTTTTTTGATATCTTCAGCAGATGACTTATATTTGTCTATCTCCTTTTTGACTTCTACTTTTTCAATATCTGAAGAGATAGGTTCCACATCAAAAGTGTCATTTAACTTTTCATACTTATCCATAAGTTACCTCAGAAAACATTACCATCAAATCCAAAGTCATCTCCAACCTCAATCTTGACATTATCTGCCTGACTGATGTTGTATACCTTAGACCCCAGAACATGGTTCTGGATTGGTGTCTTGTCCTGTGCTCTTCTTACTACAAGTTTATTATCAATTACATCTTCTACATACATCTCCTCTTGACCAACATAGATGTATGTGTTCTTCTTAACCTTAGTGCCATCATCTACATTGATGACATTCTCAACCATATCAACATTCTCTGCTAGCAGAGTTGCAACTACGCCATCATAATCTTTTAGTGCTCTAGGTGTGACCTGATAGGTAACATCTCTTTCATACTTGCCAGACTTGGAACCGGCAATATAACCAATAGTGGTTTTCTTGATGATATCCTTGGATACATCTGCAAGAGGACCAAATACGTATGTCTTAGCAGTAAATGTAAATGTATAAAGAAGTGCTCTTCTAGTATCAAAGTTTCCCTCATACTCATCAGTCATGTCAATATCATCAAGCACAATAGGGACATTTGTACTTTCCTTCAAATTACCAAGGAACTTAATAGGGATGGTATATGATGGTTGAAAGTAAGGCACAATCTGCTCAACAATTTGGAGCATATCATCATTCAGTTTAGTATATGCTGTAAGAGTGATTGTCATATTGTAAGGAACTGGAAGATAAGACTTCTTAGTCTCTGTTCCATCTTCATTAGTCAATACAAGTTGTTGTGTCTGAGTAGACTTTCTACTGGGATCATACTGCAAGTTTGTAAACTCAAATGACAACCTTGGTAGTGTCATCTGAACTGGATGATTCAGATCAGGATTCTGATCCATTCTTGCTAGGAACTTTTGTGTAGGTCCATAGGCAAGAGGAACTTTGATGATACTAAAAGTGTCATCATTCTCATCCTTGTGTTTGACTTGAATCCCATTAAACAAAGAACCAAATCCAATAATTACAGATCTGAAGATCTCGTTGTAAAAATACTCAAACATTATCTTAAACTTATATACCTTTATTTAGGGCATACCAAAGGGGTTTGCTGATGAGAAATCAACAATCTTGTCTGCCTCAGACTCAATAACATCATTTTGTGCATAAGGAGTGACTAAATCATCTGTCACTGTACTTCCAATAACATATCTTGCACCTGATTCTGAACCAACAAGTACCTCACCTCTTACAAAATATCCATCAACAATAGACACTTCCATATTATTTGTAACAGCATTCCACTCTTTAACTCTTGCAGTGGTGTTAGATGTTTGTCCAATCACAATCTCATTAAATTTAAATGTGCCTTCTCCAATATTTGCTTCTGAGAATGACATAGGAGGTGTAAT